ATCTTTTTTATTTATTGGGAGGCTTGTAAAGCTGATAACAGATGTTTTGGTTTAGATTATTTAAAAATCAGACGATCTGGATTTTCGTTTATGGGCTCTTCTGAGTGTGTAAACACTGGAACTTTAGCTAAAGATGCAAGGGTAGGCATATTATCTAAAACTGGATCAGATGCTAAAAAAATGTTTACAGATAAAGTTGTGCCTATAGCCAACCGGCTACCATTTTTTTTCAAACCGATACAAGATGGAATGGATAAGCCAAAAACAGAATTAGCTTTTAGAATTCCGGCTTCTAAAATTACTAAGAAAAATATGTATGACATAGCTGATGATGAGCTTTATGGTTTGGACACCACTATAGATTGGAAGAATACGGATGAGAACTCTTATGACGGGGAAAAGCTTTTGCTTTTAGTACACGATGAAAGCGGTAAGTGGTTAAAACCAAATAACATTTTAAACAATTGGCGAGTAACCAAGACGTGTTTAAGACTCGGAAGCAAAATTATTGGTAAATGCATGATGGGGTCTACCTCTAATGCTCTGAATAAAGGAGGGGATAACTTTAAAAAATTATTTGAAGATTCCAATATAGCTAACCGAAACTCTAATGGGCAAACAAAAAGCGGTATGTATTCTTTATTTATTCCTATGGAGTGGAACATGGAAGGGTTTATTGATAGGTACGGGATGCCTGTTTTTTACAGACCCGAAAAACCTGTCTTAGGCGTTGATGGAGAAATGATTACTAATGGAGCTATAGACTATTGGCAAGCTGAAGTAGACTCATTAAAAAAAGATCCGGATGCTTTAAACGAATATTACCGTCAGTTTCCCAGAAGCGTATCTCATGCCTTTAGGGACGAAAGTAAATCTTCTCTGTTTAATCTTAGTAAAATATATCAACAGATTGATTACAATGATTCTTTAATAATGGGTCAGCACGTTACAACGGGCAGATTTTATTGGAAAGACGGAGTAAAAGACACAGAGGTTATATTTAGCCCAGACCCCAAAGGAAGGTTTAAAGTTTCTTGGACGCCCAACAAATCGCTAACCAATAAAAAACAAAACAGAAACGGAACTTATTTTCCCGTAAATGAACACATCGGAGCTTTTGGTTGTGACTCTTATGATATATCGGGGACTGTAGGCGGCAGAGGATCTAATGGAGCTTTGCATGGATTAACTAAGTTTAGCATGGAACAGGCTCCGAGCAATGAGTTTTTTCTGGAATATGTTGCTAGGCCGCAGACTGCAGAGATATTTTTTGAAGAAGTGTTAATGGCTTGTATTTTTTACAGCATGCCTATTTTAGTTGAAAATAATAAACCAAGGCTTTTATATCATTTTAAAAACCGTGGCTACAGAGGGTTTAGCATGAATCGTCCTGATAGGCATTTTAATAAACTTTCAAAAGCAGAAAAAGAGTTAGGAGGAATTCCTAATACTTCCGAAGACGTAAAGCAATCTCATGCGGCGGCCATTGAGTCTTATATAGAAAAACATGTGGGTTTAGATATAGAAGGAACATATAGATCTACTAATGATATGGGGACTATGTATTTTATGAGAACCCTAGAAGAATGGTCGAGATTTGATATTAATAACCGAACGCATTTTGATGCTAGTATTAGCTCGGGTTTAGCGATAATGGCTAATCAAAAAAACCTTTATTTACCCGAGCAAAAACAAACCAAAATAAATCTTAACTTTGCAAGATATGGTAACAGTGGAATTTATAGTGAATTAATTAAATAGATGAAGGACGTTAAAATTAATATTTCATCTGTAGGGTTTCCAAGTCAGTTTGTATCGGACGCAGAAAAAGCCACCGACGAGTTCGGATTACAGATAGGTCAAGCGATACAATACGAATGGTTTAGAAAAGATTCAAATGGCTGTAGGTATTACAGTCAATGGAGAGATTTTAATAGACTAAGACTTTACGCTAGAGGTGAGCAGTCTATAGCTAAATATAAAAACGAGTTAGCCGTAGATGGAGATTTATCTTATTTAAATCTTGATTGGACCCCCGTTCCTATCCTCCCTAAATTTGTAGACATAGTTGTAAATGGAATGCAAGACAGGCTATTTAAGGTGAAAGCCTACGCTCAAGACGCTTTGTCTCAATCCAAGCGTAGTAAATATCAAGACATGATTGAAGGGCAGATGGCGGCAAAACCTGTTTTAACTACAATTAAAGAAGAATCGGGCTTTGATCCTTTTATTATGGATCCCGACGAACTACCAGCTTCGGATGAAGAGCTTTCATTATATATGAATTTAAATTATAAACCTGCTATTGAGATTGCAGAAGAAGAAGCTATTGATACTATGTTTGCTGAAAACCATTATGAAGATATTAGAAAACGTATTGATTATGATCAAATGGTTGTAGGTGTGGGTATGGCAAAGCATGAGTTCTTGCCAGGAGCAGGTGTAAAAGTTTCTTATGTTGATCCAGCTAATGTAGTTTATAGCTATACAGAAGACCCTTATTTTAAAGATTGTTTTTATTGGGGGGAAATAAAAACGATGGGCATCAGTGAGTTAATAAAAATAGACCCTAAGTTAACTAGAGAAGATTTAGAAAAAATTTCTCAATATAGTCAAAGCTGGTATGATTATTTTAATACTGCTCAGTATTATGAAAACGATATATTCTATAGAGACACTTGTACATTAATGTATTTTAATTACAAGACAACAAAAAAAATAGTGTATAAGAAAAAAATTAATGATGTTGGTGCTTCAAGGATGATAGAGAAAGATGATACTTTTAACCCTCCTGAAGAAATGCTTGAAGAAGGCAAGTTTGAAAAAATAGAAAAAACTATTGACGTATGGTATGATGGGGTTATGGTAATGGGAACTAATATTATTCTTAAATGGGAGTTGGCCCAAAACATGGTTAGACCTAAGTCGTCATCTCAACATGCGTTGCCGAATTATGTAGCAGTTGCGCCTAGAATGTATAAAGGAGTAATAGAATCTTTGGTTAGAAGAATGATTCCATTTGCCGATTTAATTCAAATGACTCATTTAAAGCTACAGCAAGTAATAGCTAAAGTGGTGCCAGATGGAGTTTATATAGATGCAGATGGATTAAATGAAGTAGACCTGGGGACAGGAGCAGCTTACACCCCAGAAGATGCTTTGCGTTTATACTTCCAAACAGGTAGTGTAGTGGGCAGAAGTTACACTCAAGAAGGTGACTATAATCAAGGGAGAGTCCCTATTAAAGAATTAACTAGTAATTCAGGTGCGGCTAAAACACAGATGCTTATAGCTAATTATAACCATTATCTGGATATGATTAGGTCGGTAACAGGTCTTAATGAGGCTAGAGACGGCTCTACTCCTAACCCAGACGCTTTAGTGGGGGTGCAAAAACTTGCCGCATTAAATTCAAATACAGCTACCCGCCATATATTAGATGGAAGTCTTTACATATATCGCACGTTGGCTGAAGCGCTAACGTATCGGGTGGCTGACATATTAGAGTTTTCAGATTTTAAAGATGATTTTATTAACAAAATAGGAAAGTATAATGTTAGTATCTTAGGAGAAATTTCTCAGCTTTACATATATGACTTCGGGGTATTTATAGAACTGTCTCCAGACGAGGAGCAAAAAGCGATGTTAGAGCAAAACATACAAATGGCTTTATCCAAACAAGACATTAACCTTGAAGATGCTATTGATATAAGAGAAATAAAAAATCTTAAACTTGCAAATCAGTTATTAAAAGTAAAACGTAAATCTAAACAAGAAGGTGACGAAAAAAGAGAAATGCAAAAACAAGCAATGATGTCTCAACAGCAACTCAAGTCTCAAGAAATGGCTGCCCAACTTGCAGTGCAAAAAATTGAATTAGAAGCTCAAGCGGAAATGAAGGTAAAGCAAGCTGAAATTGCTTTTGAGATAGAGAAACAAAACAATGAAGCTAACCTTAAAGCTCAGCTTATGAAACAAGAGTTTGCTTATAATCAACAACTTAGGAATGTTTCAGAAAATGCTTTAGCGTTTAGAGAAGGAGCGAGAGAAGAGGCTAAAAAAGAAAGAATAAGCCAACAAAACACAGAACAATCTCAATTAATAAATCAAAGAAAAAATAATTTACCTCCCAAAAATTTTGAATCAAATGAAGATTCGCTGGACGGATTTGACCTTGCTGAGTTCGATCCTAGGTAGCTAAAAACGTATTTCTTTTTTTATTAATTTTGTTTTATAAATCAAATCTAATCAAATGAATATAAAAGTCAGAGAAGTCACAGACGTGGTTGAAAAGTCTAAACAGCAAATTGAACAAGAACTTTTAGACAAACATGAAGCTCAGCAGAAGCTAGAGTTTGATGACAAGAAAGAAGAAAAACAGGTAGTTAAAGAAGTGTCTTCTGAGCCTGAACAAAAATCAGAAGAGCCGGTAAGCGACCCTGAACCTACCGAAACTGTTGAAGAGCCGGTAACGGAAACAACAAAGGTTGAACAAAGCGAGCCCCCGGAAATAAAAGAGACAGACGTTCTTTCATTTATTGAAAAAAGATATGGTAAGCAGATTGGTTCTTTAGAAGAGCTGACAGCTGAAAGAGAAGAGGCTGAGCCTCTGCCCGAAGATGTAGCTGCTTACTTTAAATATAAAAAAGAAACAGGAAGAAGTTTAGAGGACTATGTTAAATTACAACAAGACTTCTCTAGCATGAATCCTGACTCTTTGCTACGACAGTATTTAACTGTAACAGAAGAAGGTTTAGACCCTGAAGACATTGATTCCTTAATGGAAGAATATGATTACGATGAAGAGGTTGATGAGCCCGCAGCTATAAAGAAACTTAAACTAGCAAAGAAAAAAGATATTGCAAAAGCTAAAAAATTTTTTAGAGAACAGCAGGAATTATACAAACAGCCTCTTGAGTCAAGAGAAAGTTCAGCCCCGCCCTCTAAAGAATATGAAGCTTATAAGCAATATATGAGTGAAGCTAAAACGCAACAAGAAGAAGGCGATCGCAGAGCAAATTGGTTTGCGAAAAAAAGTGATGAATTATTTAATACCGAGTTTAAAGGTTTTAAATTCAAGGTAGATGATTCAGAAGTAATGTTTTCTCCTGGTAGCCCAGCTGATTTAAGAAAAGCTCAAGACACTCCAATGAATTTTATAAAAAAATTCTTGGATGAAGGAGGGATGCTTAAAGACGCCGCAGGATACCACCGCTCTTTAGCTATAGCAATGAATCCTGAAAAGTTTGCTCAGTTCTTTTATGATCAGGGCAAATCAAATGCGACTGAAGATGTTATGCGTAAGACTAAAAATATAAATATGACTGAGCGCA